AAAATAAAGTCGGAACGTTTCATAAGTATGATATACAGGCTGGCGACAGACCAGATACTATAGCAAATAAATTTTATGGTAATTCTAAATGGGCTTGGGTTGTATTACATTATAATGATATACAAGATCCAATCTGGGAATGGCCAATGTTTGATCCTATGTTTAATGATTATGTTTCTCAAAAATATGGTTCAATAGCATCAGCGCAAAGTACAGTATACGAGTATCGTTGGATATATCAACCAAAAGAAATTACATTTGATGGAATAGTTACAGAAGAAAAATATCATGTTATTGATTTAACTAAGTATAATACTTTGGCACCGTCAGAAAGAAAATCTGTAACCCAATATGACTATGAAGTTGAGATAAATGATGCAAAGAGAAGCATTAATCTTTTAGATCCAAAGTTTCTCCCTCAACTCGAATCTGAAGTAAAAACTATTATTAGAAGTGGTATCTGATGTCTAGAACAGGTTATCGCCATGCTGGTGATATAGAAATTGCAACTATTAATTTAATAACTGCCGGAAATCAATTGATTGACGTCAGCGAACTAGTGGTGCAACTTGATATATATCAATCTATAGCAGAACCTTTTATGAGGGCAGAAATAAGTATACAAGATTCGGTTGCACTTTTAAATTCTATTGCTGGTGGATTTACTGGAGGAGAACTTCTAGCAGTTTCTTGGAAGTCTGCAGAAGATTCTCTTGAATATTTAAATCATCTATTTGTTCTTCATGAAGTTTCCGATAGAGTTAAAATGAACGACAATAGGGAAATATATTTAATCCATGGATCAAGTATAGAATTATACCAAAATGTTGGATATCATATATCAAGGGCATATGGAACAAATGGTGGGCAACTTATATCAGAAATGGTAAAAGATATTATTGATAATTATGTATACAATAGCTCGGCTCAAAAATTATATGATGTGGGCAGGATAGCAAATGTAGATGTAATTAAAACCGTAGAAATAGATGAGACATCAGGAAATCAGAAAATGGTTATTCCTATGCTTTCTCCCATAGAATCTATTAATATGTTAGCACACGAAGCTGATAATGATATTGGTGTGCCATATTATGTATTTTTCGAAGATAGTCAAGGGTTTAAATTTAAAGATCTTAGAAATTTAGTGAGCCAAGATCCTATAGGACAATATGTCTATCAACCAAAAAACTTTGATGACGACAGTGACTTCTATAAAATCAATTCATACTCTATAGATAAACAAAATAGTTTTTATGATAATGTCACTGGAGGGATGCTTAAAAACCAAAACTATCAATTAGATATAATGCGGAGACAATGGAACGTTTCCGAGTTTAATTATTCTAAGTCTAATTCTTCGTTGCCAAAACTTCAACAGGTTTCTGCATTAGGACAAGTTGGAGAAACATCTTCTCCCGCAATATTCTATACTACTTCTAGAATTGGTCATGATATAGATTCTAGATTTTCTCGAGAAGGTGTCACCCCTAGTCAAAAAACAAACTTTATGGGGAAAAAGGTCGCAGCTATATTAAATCTTAATAGCACAATAGTGACAGTTGATATTCCAGGAGATAGTAATATTAATGTTGGAAATGTTGTACTCCTTAGAATACCATCATCATCAAACGATTTAGACCAAAAAGAAAAAGACGATGGTTCTTTAAGTGGAAGATATATTGTTACCTCTGTTAGGCATATGATAGAAGGTTCTGGAGATAAATTCAATACCATTTTAGAGTGCGTGAAAGAGGCTGGCATACAAGAAGATGAATACCAACAATCACAAGCAAGTCTTCCCGATGTCAGCGGTGTACTTCCTATGATAGACTCTGGAACAAATGCATTCAATTATAATAACCCCACTTCAGCTCTTTCATCATTAGGTGCAGAGTCGCAAACATTTAATGACGTCAAATCAAGAGTAATATCTGAGGCTGCAAGATTTGCAGTAAACCAAGCACTCGGAGATGGTGGAGCAGATACATTTTACACTCAACCCGCTACAGTTAATATGAACGGAAATATCTCAAACATTTCAGACAAAATGTTTTCCGGAGCTACTGGATTTGAATCTCAATCTGATAAATTAAATAAACTTGGTGGAAATGTAGATACAAAAAAAGTGTTAAATGTTGAAGACGCACAAAAAGTTGTAGAGATATCTGAGAATAAATCTACTACGTCAGAAGTCACATTATCTGACGGGAATACATATAAGGCAGAATATGTGCCAGAATTAAAATCAACAGTACTAAAAAGAACGGTATAAAGGAGAAAATCATGCCATTACCTAGAAAACAAGAATTTTTGCAAGAAGTAATTGAACCTGATGTTCAGCCTGTACAAGAGCCAGAACCTCAAGAATTAGTCGAAGAAAAGAAAGAAAAAGCTGGCAAAAAGAAAAAAACTGTGAAGGCTGCGATCAAGAAAGCTTTCGGTAAAAAATAAATGAAAAATACTCTTTCGGATAATGGATTTGTATGGTGGATTGGTGTGGTCGAGAACCGAGCCGATCCAGCAAAGCTAGGCAGATGTCAAGTAAGAATATTTGGATACCATACTGAGAACACTGCAGATCTTCCGATAGAAGGACTACCTTGGGCAATGGTTATGATGCCAGCAACCAGCGCAAGTATAAGTGGTGTAGGAAGTTCTCCTACAGGATTAATAGAAGGTTCTTGGGTTTTAGGATTTTTCTTAGATGGAAATAGAGCACAAGAACCTGTAGTGATGGGATCACTTCCTGGATACAATGATGGGTTTTCTTCTCAAGGAGGATTTCAGGATCCAAATGGGGTTTATCCTAGAGAAACTGGACCAGCCACTAATTCGAGATCTAGAGGTATCGATCCATATGACACGCAAGATTTATCCAATAACGTAAATCTTGGAGCAGGATTGGTAGATATTGTTGCTTCCTTTGAGGGATTTTCGCCAAAAGCTTTTTGGGATCATAAACAATACAGCATTGGATATGGAACAAAGGCAAATTCTGCTTCTGAAGTTATCACGAAAGAAGAAGCAAAGACTAGGCTTGAAAGTAACTTATCTAGTTTTGCAAGTCAAGTTGAAAGATGGAATGGTACTTGGAAATATAATTGGTCTGGTAAACAAAAAGATGCTTTAACCAGTTTTGCATATAATCTAGGATCAGGAACTCTTCGCACATTAACCGATAACGGAAAAAGAAGTAATAGAGAAATTTCTGAAGCATTACTATTATATAATAAAGCAAGTGGTCAAATTGTCAATGGGTTAGTCAACCGAAGAATATCTGAACAAAGATTATTCTTGGACGGAACACCTGAAGATAAACTAGACTTTCGTCCAGGAGTTACAGTATAATGTCAATTTCTAAAAATAATGTTGATATAGAAACCCAAGCTGATTTAGATAAAATTAAAAATTCTATATTAGAATTACAAACAGCAAATCTAGACCAGCCTGCAGAATCAGATTCACCACCAGAAAATTTAAATGTAAATGCAGAAGGTGGTGGGGCAAGCATTAAAAGAAAAAAACCTTCGGCTGGAGGTTTATCTGATCCATACAATGCTCAATACCCATACAATCATTCTCATGCGACTGAGTCTGGTCATCTTATCGAATATGATGATACTCCAAATCACGAAAGAATAAACATCCAACATAGATCTGGAGCGTATATTGAAATACATCCAGATGGCCATATTGTTATAGCTGCAAATAAATTGCATCAACAAGGGACAGAATTGCATATAGGAATTGAAGGAAATGCTTCTCTGGATATAGGTGGAGATATGCGTGCCTCTGTCGGCGGTTCAGCTTATGTTGGAGCAAGAGAAGAAGTAGCGATAGAATCAATTGGGGATGTAAGCGTTAAAACTGAGGGAAGAACAAATATTAAATCTACTGGCGTTGTTTCTTTATTGTCTTTATCAGATTGCTATATTCAAGCTGATGCATCAGTAACACTTGCAGCTTCTGGCAATATTAATGCTACGACTCAAAATATATTAAACCTTAAAGGAAAAGAAGTCAATATTAAATCGACTTCGAAAATGAATATACACGCTGGCTCAGAGATGGATTTGAATTCAAAAAGTGGAATGACACTTTATGGATCTACCATTAAAATGAATGATACAGGAGCATCGGCGGCGAAGATTTCTCCTATTCCCAGTGCAGAATTTTCAGACAGTGAATTAGAAATATTTAAAACAGAGCTTGGCGAGATGGAGTTTGATTTTGATTTCCCACTTCCTCAGTACACGGCTATTGGTCCAAATGGTGAAACTTCTAGAAGCACACAAGCAATTACTATGGCCAGCAATCTAGGTCAAACTTCTGGAGCGGCGTCAGTATATCGTGGTGAAGGAAATATATATATTCCAGAAACTCCAGAAGTTAGTGTAATACAACCACGTGGCGAAGGCACTAATGCAGGGCAAGTAGAATATAGAATCTCAGGAAAAATTAGAAATACAAAAATTGTCGCCGACTTAGAAAATATATTAATGTCTGCAGCAAAAAAAGTTAATGTAGATGTCATAATATTTAGTGGTGGTCAAGTAGCTAAATCTTCTCCAAATGCGAGAAACGGAATAAATAGAACTGGCTCTGTAAGGCATGATAATGGATATGGGGTTGATGTATATCTCTATACCAGAGAATTTAAATATCAATATAGAACTGATAGACCAGAAACCCATACAGATACCGCAAAGGTTAAAGCATTTATAAGCGCATGCAAAGATATAGCTGGAGATAAATTATCAGCTGGAGCGGGAGCAAAATATATGAGTGGAACAGGAATACATTTAGATATTGCAGCAGGCGTTAATGTTTCAGAACAAGCTGCAAAACATTGGGGAATGGACGGAAGAAGTAAGTATTCTCCTAGATGGTTAAGTGGAATATTCGCATGACCACTAAGGGGATATCAAGAGAAAGTGATGCATTGACTACAGGTCATGATTGCACCGCAAACACAACTTTAGATACTCCTGGACAATCTACAGTTTTCGCTGAAGGTAAGTTAATTGCAAGATTGGGAGATAATACTGTAGCTCATGGAATAGCTGCACCAACTTGCGGAGATCATGTTGCGAGTATTATAGGAAGTGCACCAAACGTTTATGTTGCGGGTGCAAAGGTTGCAAGAATAAGTGATAATGTAGATGCAGGATCACTTACCGAAGGAGCAATAAAGGTATTAGCAGGTAATGCCTAAATAGAAATTAAAGACTACAGTCTTATTATACTATAATTGAAGTGAACGTCAAGGAAAAAATTATGAACATTCATGATAATTTGGTAAACCTCTTTGAAACGTATGTACGTGAAAGTGAGAGTTTCGATAATAACAATAAAACAGCTGGCACGAGAGCAAGAAAAGCTCTTGTTGAAATTTCTAAATTATGTACTGAAAGAAGAAAAGAAATACAAGAGATAAAAAATGCCTCAACCAAAAGAAGAAATATTCAGTGACATAGATATGAGCTTCACAGCTCATCCCATTACTGGATTCTTAACGAAGAAAACAAACAGACAGGCAGTACGTCAGTCTGTCAAAAGTCTTATTCTCACAGAAGCATACGAAAGACCATTCCAACCTTTAATTGGTTGCGGAATCAGAAATTATCTATTTGAACCTTTTACATCCTTGACAAAAAAATTGATGGAAGATTCTATAGAGGAAACAATAAACAACTTTGAACCAAGAGCAGATCTCATTGCAGTTCAGGTTGAAGAATATCAAGAAACTCATACTTTGGCTGTTTCAGTTGCATTTATGATACAGAATGATCCAGATCCAGTCATATTAGATGTAATATTAGAGAGAGTAAGATAATGGCAGATGCAAATACATATCTTAAAGTAACAGAATTAGATTTTGATGGGATCAGAAATAATCTGAAGACTTATCTTTCTACAAGAAATGAATTCAAAGATTTTAATTTTGAGGGTTCTACAATCGGAACATTAATTGATGTTCTAGCATACAATACGCATTACAACTCATATTATACAAATATGGTTGCCAATGAAATGTTTTTAGACACAGCACAACAGAGAGATTCAGTTGTCTCTCGAGCGAGAGAATTGGGATATCTTCCAAATTCTTCACGTGGATCTAAAGCTACAGTTTCTTTGTCTTTTAATGGAGTGGCATCAACAGAAACTAGGATAACAGTTCTAAAAAATTCTACATTCAGTTCGGTGATTGATAATGTAAACTACACTTTCGTCCTTCCAGAAGATTTAGTTATTGACAGCCTTAATGGTCAGTTCACTGCAGATACTTTGATTAAAGAAGGAACCCCACTGACGCATAGAGTAACATATTCTTCTGTCGATAAAACTAAAATTATAATCCCAAATAAAAATGTTGATACAGATTCTATTTCAATAAAGGTTCAGAATTCTTCAGTTGATTTAACATCGACAGATTTTAAAGTGGCATCAAATATTTCTGAAATAAAATCTACAACTCCAATATATTTTGTTGAAGAAGCTTCAGACGGAAAATATGAAATTGTGTTTGGTTCTGGATCTCTTGGAAAAGAATTGAAAAATGACAATATTGTAATTATTGATTATCTTGTCAATAATTCGTCAGCCGCTAATGGTGCAAAGTCTTTTTCTCCAGTACAAGTTTCTACTGATAAATCTTACACTAGCGTTTCAGTCACAACTGTTGATGCAGCAACAGGTGGAAGAGAAGTTGAAAGTGTAGAAAGTATTAAATTTAATGCCCCTAGAAATTATCAAACTCAAAACAGGGCAGTTGTGGCAGAAGATTTTAAAAGAATATTATTTAATGATCAGTCTGATCTGGATTCTGTTATTGCTTTTGGTGGGGAAAATTTCGATCCTCCTACTCCAGGAAAGGTTTATATTGCAGTAAAGCCTATCAATGAGCTATTCACGACAGTTCAGAGAAAATCGCAAATTAAAGATTCGATAGCTTCTCGCTGCATGCTTTCTATTGAACCAGTAATTATTGATCCAGATTTTACTTACATAATTTTAGATATCAAAACCTATTACAATCAAAATGAAACTTCTCTAAAAAGTGGTGATATCAAAAAATTGGTTCTTGATGAAATAACATCATTTTCTACCACTAATCTAGAAAGATTTGAAAACAGATTAAGGTTTTCAAAATTGCTGAGAGCTTTGGATAACATAGATAATTCTATCATTAATAATGAATCTTCTATAAAAATCCAAAAGAGATTTACTCCAAATACTCAAAGACCTCAAAGAATTACTCTAAAATATAATAATTCATTGACGGCAGGAACAATAGAATCTTCAGAGTTTACATATAACGGCAGCTCAAGTTATTTCGATGATGATGGACTTGGTAATATTCGAATATTTCGATATTCGGATTCTGTTAGGGTTGATGTGATTAGGAACGCAGGAAAAGTAGATTATGAAACCGGAATATTGACTGTCGAGAATTTTAAACCTTCTGCATACTCTGGTATCGAAGTTAAGGTTGATGGGCAACCGAAAAATCTAGATGTCAAACCAGTAAGAGAACAAATACTGTTACTTTCTTCTGAAGACGCTAAAGTAACTATTATTGGCGAGAACTAATATGGCATTAGATCAAAAGATTTCTATGATTGTAGAAAATCAGTTTCCTTCTTTTTATAAGGAAGAAGGGGCAAAATTTTTACAATTCATTAAAGCATACTATGAATATTTAGAACAGACTGGTAAATCTTCTGATGCTTTGCGTAATCTCACAAACTATAAAGATATTAATGACACATTAGATGAATATTTTGTATACTTTAGAAAAGTTTTATTGCCCAACTTTCCTGCAGATATTGCTGCAGACAAAAGATTATTAGCAAAACAGATACAAGATTTTAATTCTTCCAGAGGAACTTTGAATTCAGCAAAGCTTTTGTTTCGTGCTCTATATAACGAAGATGTTGAAGTTTACTTTCCTGGAGAGCAAATTTTAAAAGTTTCTGATGGAGATTGGAGGAAAGAAAGATATTTACTCAGTCCATATACTCCAGAAACATATGAGTTTGTTGGTAGAACTATCCAAGGAACAGAATCCAAAGCAGAAGCTCTTGTTGAAGATGTAATTAAAGTAGTTGCTCGCTCTCGTGACATTATGAAAATTGTAGTTTCAAATATTAAAGGCGATTTTAATCATGATGAGCCTGTCATAGTTAAAGGAACATCTGGTGGCCATTCACCTATTATTGAAGCTGGAATCAATAAAATCACAGTTAATCAAGGTGGATCAAATTATGTAAAAGGAGATGTTGTTAAACTTATTTCTGAGAAGAACGGAATATTTGGTAAGGGTGTTGTTACATCTATTAAGAAAAGTGGAGGTGTAGTTTCCTTTGATATCGTAGAGGGTGGATCCGGATATACAGCAACATCAGAGTTAGGTGGAACTAAAGTTCAATTTATAGGCGGCGATGGATATGAAAAAGCTGGGTTTGAGATTGATATAGAAGATATAGTCGACACTTTTGCAATATCTGTTAATACCAACCTTATTGGTGGAAATAATATATTTGGTGATCTTGGACCACAAATATCTACAGGGCAAATGTCTACCTATGCCAATACTCCTATTGGATGTCCTCATTATGGATTTCCAGAATATGGGGAAGAAGTAACAAGAAAAAATTTCCATGAACAGGCGAATGCAATTATTCGAATTGCAAACACCGCCGATATTGTAATAGGCGATTCTATCTTTGGCCAAACCTCTGGAGCGAATGGAATCATCACTACAATTATTAATAATTCAGGCGGTGATGCGTACTTTAAAGCCCACACACACAAAAAATTTACTGCCACAGAAAATGTTAAATTACATTCTTCTGCAGGGGCAACAGTTGGAACGGTAACAAGCTTCGAAGCTAATACTATTGGCCATCATGTTTTGCAATTAGGATTTTTCGCAAATAATACTACCATTCAACTAGGTACTAAATTAAAGGGTCAAATTTCTGGAGCCCAAGCAACAGTTAGAGCTTTTGGAACTACAGTAACAAACGGATATACTGATGCTGAGAACCCAAGCGATGTGAGGGATTTGTTGACTTTAGTCGTCACTTCCAATAACGAATCTTCAATCTCTTCAGAATTTGATACTGGTCCTCTAAAGGGATTTATTGAAAATGAACCTGTATTAGATAACTATCATTTGACTCTTGTGGGTAATGCAACTAACTCTACATCAAATGTTTTGACTGAAAGTGTTTATACTAAATTGATTGATTCTTTAATATTTAAGAATACAACCTTCGGCACTGTCTCGAGACTTTCTAATGTTTTAGGTGGTGCGGGGTATAGTATAGCACCAAAAGTTAGAATGAGAGAGAATGATATCGCAACCCTTGGTATTGCTGACACCCTTTTAAAAATCGAGACGAATGATCCTAATTTTTTAACAGGAAACAGTCAATACCAAAAGATTGATACTAACGATAAGATTATCGGTGGCACTTCAGGTGCAATCGGCGATGTCAAGTCTGGATTAAATAATCAAGCTCCAGTTGTTAATTCATACGCTAATGGTACTTATGAAACTTGGATAAGAGTTTTCCAAAGAGCTCAACAAAGAACTCCAGGAAACATAGCTTGGAAATTAAATGAAAACATCACTGTACAGTCTATGAACCAAGAGTATGTCCCATATACTACTGACAGCAGAACAGTTATAGATAGTGGTTCTGCTAAAATTATTGATATCATTGAAAATGGGATATTAGGAGACAATGCTAGGATATCAGCCAGCGTTGGTGCTAACGGAATTGTGACATCTGTGTCGCCATTAGACTCAGGATTTGGATACCGACCAGAAGAAAGAGTCACCATGGTCGCCGAAAGAAAGCCTGAAGATGATCAAGACCCAATAGCTGTAGGAACGTTGTCGATCAAAAATGTTGCAAACACCGAAGGTTATTATGCAACAAATAGATCACATGTTTCTTCACTAAGAGGATACTTAGCAGATAACGAATATTATAATGAATATGCATATGAAGTTAATTCTGCTTTACCTTTTGATAAATACAAAGAAGTGTTTTTAAAATTAGTACATCCTGCTGGCCAAGGATTGTTTGGTAAATATGTTCTACAAAGTAATGTTAATATGACAACTTCTGCTGATACTGATAATGACAAATTATCAAAAGCTACAGGAACAGTTTCTATTACTAATTTATCTTCTAGTATTTCAGGATCAGGAAGTTCTTTCCTATCGCAATTCGCTAATGGAGATATTATGACTATCAAATTATCTTCTGGAGACTTTGTTTCAGTTCCGCTAAATATAGTAATAAATAATACAAACGCAAACACAAAAATTACTTGGACAGAAGGCGCATTAACTTCTGCAGAGATATTCTATAATACAGGATCAATAGGATAATGGCTTCACTTTATAAACTTGCTACTAAAGAAATTTCTATTAATAGTGCAAAGGCATTTATTGATTCTTTAAATGCATCAGATGGCAGAAATAGTAAGAAATCAGTAATATTGTATGCTGTTTTGGGTAAAGGCTCTCCATGGGATGACGAACCTAATCCACCAGCCCCTATCGATACAGTTCAAAAATCTCACTATGATGTACATAGAAATGCAATTGCAGCTAAAAAGGTGACGCCAGATAACGTTTCTTTTGTTGCGCCACGACATGATTGGATAAGTGGTACAATATATAATATGTACAGAGACACAGACAAAGATATATACAACAAAAGTTTTTATGTATTTACTGACGAATATAGTGTGTATAAATGTTTATACAATAACGGCGGTGCACAGTCAATAGTAAAGCCGACAGGATATTCTACTATTCCATTTACAACCAGCGATGGATATACTTGGAGATATATGTATAGTGTTTCTCTTGGAGAAGCAAGAAAATTCTTGACGTCATCATATATTCCAGTTAAAACGTTAGAAGCTGCAGGATCTTCAGTTGAAGGTTCTAGACAATTTGCATCTCAATCTGCAGCATCTAATGGTTCTATAGATATATTAGAAATTAATACTCCTGGATATGGCTATGTGCAAGTTCCAGAAGGCGTTGTAGAGCTTGCAACAACAAATACGTTAAAGCTTTCATCTACTGGAGCTGTTCCTCCATCACCAGTAGATAACTTTTATAATGGATGTTCAGTATATATCTATACGGGAGCAGGTGCAGGTCAACTTCGGAGAATTATAAACTATACTGGATCAACAAAAACGTTGACAGTTAATACTGCGTTTGCTATTGTAGCAAACACAGATTCTAGAGTTATAATATCCCCAACAGTAACTATTATTGGAGATGGATCGGGCGCTAAAGCATATGCTAGAGTTTCGAGTAGTGGCGCAGTTTCAAACATATCTGTAATTGATACTGGACAACTATACACCAGAGCAAAAGCTTACATTAGTTCTAATTCAATTCATGGTACTGGGGCGACAGCAAATGTTGTTATCAGTCCTGTTGGCGGTCATGGCTTAGATCCTATTCGAGAGTTATATGCAGATAAGTTAATGTTGAACGTTTCTACTACTGGTAATGAAGGAGTTTCTTCGAACGGGAATGGATACATTCCATCAAATACTTCTTTCAGAACAGTAAGTATATTAAAAGACCCAATACTAAAAGTGAATGCTAATAATGAAGTGAAGCCTGAACATATTGCAAATTCTTCTAATTCTCCATCGACGCTAAACTTAATGACAAGAATGCAAATATCATATCTGCAGATGGATAGTTCGAACCCTGTCAATGAATTACAAAATAATGATTTATTGACCAATGAGAGAAATAGAGCAAAGGCTGAATTTGGACAACTAGAATTCACTACAGATACAAGTTATATTAAATTAAAAAATGATTCTTTAAAGAATGCTATGCAAGCAGCGAATGCAGCTATTGTATATATTCGTGATGATGAGACAGAAACCGACCCATCCTTCTATACAGTTTACCTAAATAATGTTCAGAGCTATAGTAATTATCCAGCTTTTACTAAAGATGATGTTTTGTTAACATCTGAATCCGACGTTAAGGTTGCAACTGTAGAAAGAATACGTGGTCCAGAGGCAAATACATTTTCAGGAGAAATATTATATACTGAAAATGTAGAACCTGTAACAAGAAATGTAAATCAAATAGAAGATTTTAAAATTATTCTAGACTTTTAAAGGTAGACTAAATGGCACTTGAATCCAATTTAAACGAAAGCCCATATTTCGACGATTTTGACGAAACTAAGAACTTCCACAGAGTCTTGTTTCGTCCTGGATTTGCAGTACAGGCAAGAGAACTTACACAGCTCCAGTCGATTTTGCAAAACCAAGTTGAGAGGTTTGCAAACGAAGTCGTAATTGACGGAACTGTAATTAGCGGATGCAACATCACCACCAAGAGAGTGGATTGGGTTCGGCTACAAGATAGAGATGCGAACAATCGATTGATTATTGCCGAAGATTTTATACAAACAAATGGTAAAATCGCAAATGCAATTGCATATGGTACAACTTCGGGTATGCAGGGTAGGGTTGTTGCCTTCAAACCTGGATCAGAATTGGCCTTCCCATCAACTCAAACTCTCTACGTTGATTACATTAATTCTGGATCAAATAATACAACGAAACAATTTACTGATGATGAGGTTATTGTTTTAAGAAACTCTGCCTCAAATAATTTCATTGTTGCCGGTAAAACTTTTACTACAAATGCAACTGGATATGGATTGAAAGCGGCAACGGAAGATGGAATTATTTACCATAAAGGAAATTTCATTAGAGTAGAACCGCAATCAACAATTGCTGGAAGATATACTACTATTCCTGATGTTAATGTTGGTTTTGAATCTCGTGAATCTTTTGTGAATTCATATGAAGATTCTAGTCTATATGATAATGCAAGTGGTTCCACAAACTCTGGAGCTCCTGGAGCAGACCGTTTAAGGATCACCCCAACGCTCACTACTAGAAATATTGGATCATCAAATACTGAAACATTTTTCACTGTTGCAGAAATTAGAGATGGTAAAATTGCAAAGAAAATTAAAGACACAACATATTCAGATATCGGAAATTATGTTGATGAAAAATTATTTGATACAAACGGCAACTTTGCTGTAGAACCATTTAATATTCGTATTCGTGAACATTTAAAATCTTCAACGAACTTGGGTAGACTAACATCAGAAAATGGCGGCAATACTTCTCTTATTGTTGCTTCTGTAGAAGATGGAATGGGATATGTTGGCGGTAAGAAAATTAAAGTTCATGCTCCAGTAGAAATTTCTGTTGAAAAGGGCATAGATTTTGACACTCAAGAAAATGGTGTTATCGGACAAGCAATAGGAAACTATTTAAACTGTAATGAAGTTTCTGGCGCATTTGATTTTCAAGGATTGCGTCAAATTAAGTTATATGATACTGCAATCAATTCAGTTTCTTCTGGAAACTTTACAGGTTCAACAGCATCAGGCACCTATCTTGGAAATTGTTTTGTGAGAGGCGTTGAATATAATTCAGGTGTTTCTGGATCACCATCAGGTGTTATGAGGGTATATATTAGTGGCATTAACATGGTTAGTGGTAAATCCTTTAGTGATGCGAGAGCTCTAGTGATGGATAGTAGCAGCGGGCAAAAAGCTTTCGCTGATATCATTCTGACAAATGGTAATGCGGTAATACAAGATCAAGCACAAAATGTTATGGTATTTCCTTTAGGGCAGGGTGGAACAAAAACTTTAAGGGATTCTTCAAATAATATTGACACTCAATTCGTATTTAAGAATGAATCGGACGTCAATGTAGCAACTAATGGAACAGTAACTGTAACAGCTAATAGTGCTCATTCTGGTGGCACCGAGACTATGAATGATATAGGAAATCTGACTACTCCAGACGAGAGAAATATTATTGTTGTTGCAACATCAGCTGCAGAAACAACAAATAATACTGGAAATATAACAAATGTTTCTACCTCCGGAGGTGTTGCCACTGTGACAGGAACAACGACCACATTCGAAGATGAATATGTAGTTGGAGATATCATAACTTTTAATAATCAGAGTGCAACGATCACAGCCATAAATACCCAAACTGAATTGCTTGCTGATAATTCTCAAACAACTTTAAGTGATGGGTCAGGTAGTCATACCCATAAACTCTCAATTCCTGCAGGAAAAATATTTGATTTATCTTCTAGAGGAACTATAACTTCAACTAGTTCTTCTCATGTTATTGATTTGGGCATATCAACAGTTTCTACATTCAATGCCTCTGTACAATATAATACTCTTAGAACCGATGCAGCACCGACAGCAAAAAATGCAGAAAAAGATAAATTCATTAAAATCGATACTTCAACGCATGGAAATGGAGCAAACGGTCCATGGCATATTGGTGTTCCTGATGTATACAAGATACAAGTGTTTAAAGCCAGTTCAGGAGTTACTGAAGCGAGCGAAGACGTAACTTCTCATTTTTATCTAGATGATGGCCAAAGAGATAGTATATACATTAATGCAAGTCTTGTCAAAAGAACGAGTAGTTCTTTAAATTTATCTAACTGTGAGCTATTGGTGAAATTTAGCTATTTCACAGCAGACTTTTCTAGTGGTATTGGATATTTTTGCGTAGACTCTTATCCAGTAAATGATTCTGATGCTGCAGCTGCAGGAAATATCGCCACATATGAGATTCCAGTATTCGTTTCTCCTACAAGCGGTAAGAAATATGATCTCAGAGACTCTATTGATTTTAGACCACGTTATGGCACATCAGTGACACCATCAAGCACTGTTGCAGGAATCACTGCATCTGAAACAAATCCTGGAGGAACTTCGACATTCGAATTAAATAGTTCAGGAGCTTATACTCCTGTTCCAGATGAAAATTTTCAGACTTCCTTTCAATACTATTTGTCTCGCAGAGATAGAGTTATGTTGAATTCACAAGGACAGTTTGAAGTTTCCAAGGGGGTTCCTTCTATAAGACCTAGATTACCTGAAGAAAAGTCAGCATCTATGACTCTCGCAACAATAAATGTTCCACCATTTCCTTCTCTTTCTCCATATGTCGCTAAAGAAGTCGGTCGTTCAGATTATCAAGTAAGGGTTAGTGTTGAAGATAATAGAAGATACACGATGAAAGATCTTCGAGTTATTGACAAACGTGTAAAAAATGTAGAATATTATTCTTCCTTGAATGCACTAGAACTTTCTGCGAGAAACAAACAATTGTTTAATGGTAGTGGGTTAGATAGATTCAAAAACGGCTTCTTGGTTGACAACTTTATTGGCCATAATGTTGCTGATACCACAAGAACAGGTTATAGAGCAGCCATAGATAAGAAGCGGGGGTTGATGAGACCAACGTTCGATAGAAACTATATCTCATTTAAAAATTCTACTAGCGGTCTTGTTAGTAGTGGTGTTATTGATTCTAGCGGTAATTTTGGAGATAAAGAAACTCACACATTACAATATACAGAAGTCGAATACATTTCACAACCAAGCGCCAGTAAGAAAAGAAATCCTGTCCAAGAGTTAATGTTTAATTGGGTTGGTAATGTTGTTCTTTCTCCATCGATGGATAATGGTGTCGACGTTAATACTCTGCCAGATGTTCAGGTAGATTATGATGGGATGTATGATTCTTTTGTGGAAATAGCAAATAGAACAGGCGTCACAGGAACTGATTGGGGCGCATGGGAAACAACCAACACTACCGAAAATGAAAATGATGTTGAAAACGATGATGGATCAAGAACGATAACAACCACAACACAAACTGATCAAATTCGTGATGGTGTTACAACAACTATTTCTCCAGCAATTCAAACGTTTGATCTTGGAACAAGAACAACAAATGTTGCTGTTCGTGATTACATGAGATCTAAATCTATTAAGTTTGTGGGAACAGGTTTGAGACCAAACACAAAAGTTCACGCATACTTCGATAATGAAATAGTTGATGAATATATTACTCCTGCAAGTTCCACTTTTGCAAATACTGCGAGTATCGGCAACCCGATCACAACAGACTCTAATGGCAATGTTTATGGTGTGTTCACTATTCCTAATAATTCAGAAATGAAATTTAGAATTGGTTCTCGTGAATTTAAATTGGTTGATGTGGATGATTTATTAACAGAATCAGAAACTGTCACAACTTCTGCAAAAACATCATATACCAGTATTCCTCTAGATATCGATCAACAGTCGACCCTTATGAATATTAAAGTGCCACAGTTCACGGACACAGATGTTGTTGAGAATAATACAATAACTTCGGTTAATGTTCAAGAGATCCCAGCTCCTCCTCCTCCGAGATCTGGCGGCGGCGGTGGAATAAATTTATTCCCAGCTATTGCAATATTCGCATTTGACCCTATTGCACAGACATTTGCTGTGAATGCAGGAAAATCAGACGGAATCTTTTTAACTTCAATTGACACATATTTTGCTAGGAAATCCAGCACTTATCCACTTACTATACAAGTTCGTGAAGTGGAGAATGGAATTCCAACAAAAAGGGTTGTGCCTTTTGGAACCAAAACTCTTCAGCCAGCTGAAATCAACGTTGACAACACTTCTGCGACAGCGACAACATTTAATTTTGATGCTCCTATATTCTTAAAGAATGGAAAGGATTATTGCTTTGTTGTTATGCCAGCTGGCAATTCCGATGAATATCTAATTTGGACTGCAGAACTGGGTGGAAAGGACGTTCAATCAAATAGGCTTATAGATAGAGCTCCAGCTTCAGGTGTTATGTTAACATCTTCTAACGATAAAACATGGAGTGTCCACCAAAAAGAAGATATAAAGTTTAAATTGAATAAAGCAAAATTTTCAACAGGAACTGCCAACTTATATCTTCAAAATAAAGATCTAGAATTCTTGAATACCACTAGTAGATCAGGAAATTTTGATATTGGTGAAAAGGTTATTGACCCCATAACATTCACAACAACTGCAGTTGCAGGTAATACTGCAGGACAATCAATTGGTGCTGGAACTACTTTGACCCACAGCGTTGGAAATTTCTCAGCGACTGCTAAGGTGTTATCTGTAAATTCAGATAATGGTTCAGGAGCAGTTAGTATGAAACTTGCAGCTCAATATCCTTCACGTGTTTGGGCGCACGCAGCGAATGGCAATTCAACAGTTGCGATAAGTGGTCCATTCACCGGAACAGCGACAAGTGGAGTATTCACTAACGGAACAAAAACTGGTTTCGTTGGATATGAAGATCAAAGTAACGAAAAGCTTCACCTAGAAGATTCGAACGGTAGTTGGGTTGCTTCTGATATTGTTGTCGGAAAGACGACTGGAGCATATGCAACAATTTCTAGCATTTATGATATGCCATATAATGCGTTTGTTCCAAAGCTCCCAACTATAACTTATGCTAATACCAATATTGATTGGACTATTAGAACAACTTCTACATCCGGAGTTATATCGGACACATTTATTTCTGCCGACAATTCAACTACATCTGAGTTTCTAGATAATGAGAAGAAGATCTTTTCTAGATCAAATGAGACAGGGCTTTCTCCCAGAGATGGGACAAATAAATCTATAATTATTAAAGGATCTATCACAAACGATGATCCCAACGTTTCTCCGATCATCGATGCATCTAGACTAAATGGTCTTACCATACACAATATTATTAATAATGATCATACTGATGAGCATAAAGAAACTGGTAATGCTAATGTTAGACACATTTCGAAAGTTGTTGAGCTTGCAGATGGAAATGAAGCCGAAGATTTAAAAGTCTTTGTGAGTGCTTGGAGACCTTCCGGAACAGATGTTAAAGTTTATGCTGCTATCCATAACTCTGAAGATCCAGAAGGAATTTATGATAAAGATTTTACTCCTATGGCATTGGCAGCAGGAACTCTCAATTCAGACCCTGTAAATAGAAATGATTTTAAAGAGTTAGAATTTTCTTTCTCTGCAAACACTGAAGGCCAAGGATTCTTAACAGCTTCGAGTGCTAATAATCATGCCAGACTAAATACTTCTGATAATGAAGTTGTTTGGTATATGAACGGAGACGGAAGTAAATTTAGGACATTTAAAAACTTTTCTGTTAAGATTGTTCTAACCTCATCTAATTCTTCGAAGGTTCCATTGGTTCGTGATATGAGAGCAATAGCATTACAAAAATGATATACACAAAAGTGACAGATAATGAAGACTTAGTTAAAGATAAATCTACAGGTGCTGTGTTAAATGTAGATAACCAATCTTTAAATAATTATAGAGCAAGGAGAGCCAGACAACAAGAGATTGATGGCTCTCTCTCAAAAATAGAAAAACTAGAGAGTGACGTAAATGAAATTAAATCGTTACTCTATAAAATATTAGATAGAGAAGATAACAAATGACTGTTAATGTACCTAATACAGAACTCTCGGATAGTTTTAACACTTGGAGATTAAATAGTAACTATTATGCCACAATAATAGCAAATAATGCGGTAACTGTTTCTAGAGCAGGTTCTTCTAATAGAGGTGGATATGTTCAAGGTAATGGGCATGTTGACGGTACATTCTCTGCTAATGAGTTGCGAGCAACAAATATTTCCGGTGGGAATACTACTAGTAAATCTATTCTTGTGGCAACTTCAAACGTAGAAATTTCTGGATCTGGCGCAAGAGAATTTGGTGTATTTGCAAACTCGACGTTCAATTCAAATGTTGATATCAATCTTTCTGGCGATTCTAGATTTACGATGGGTGATATCTCACGCATTAGAATGACTGGTGGTACAGCAGGACAATTTTTGCGTAGGCAAGGTTCAAGTGACGTATTAGACTTCCATTCTCTAACTCTCAATGACATATCAGAACTG